CTAATTGTTTTTGCGCTCCCGCCTCCAGTCCCACGGTGGTTGCGGCATCCCTGCGGCCCACAGGCCGCGTTGCGCGAGCGCTGCGCGAATCGTCACCACCACCCACTCGGCACATGGGATGACGGAGCGGCAATACTGCGGGTACACCCACGCCTGACCAGCATCGAGCAGGGCCGCGTTGATGTCGACGTCTCCATGCTGCACGCGCCCGACCACGCGCCCGTAACGGTCGGTGTCCATCGTTCGCACGTCGACGGTCTCCTCATCCGCGAGCATCTCGCGCAAGTAGTCTCGCGCCTCTGTCCCGCCGGGCTGTGCAAGCTCTGGAGCATCCACCCCGTAGAGCCTCACCTTGACGACGTCACCGCTCGTGCGCCGCACGGTGAGCGTGTCGCCATCGTGGACGTCGAGCACGACAGCGGGCCACGCGACGGCCAACGAGGGGCACGCGAGCAAGGCGCAAAGAAAGACGCTAATCCTAATCATCGAGTCCTTCATCAAGTCCAGCACGTATAGCCAGGCAAGCGAGTACCGTTCTGCGGTCTATAATGACACGCCGTTCTGTGGCGAACCTAAAACCTCGCTCCCACTCCTGGTAGGTTTTAAGGTTGACGTCGAGCCTCTCTGCAGCCTCACGCTGTGACAACCCCATGGCGTTACGCCACGTCTTGATGTCAAACTGTGTCATCGTCATCCCTCATGGCCACAGCGATGGGTGCTAGCCAGCGATATGTGAACCTCTGTGCTGCCTTCGGCCCCGTCCAGTATCCGTGCCAGTGCGCACGCCTGATGTGCGGACGCGGGCCACTATGGGCGTGTGAGGCCTGTACCCGTCTCCCCGCTGCGATGGCCTCTCCGAGCGTTTCCCCAACGTTCCACACACGGGGGGAGTCTGGCGGGAACAGCCGCCATCCATTCTTTGTGCGTTTCGGCGCTGGACGCGACGGCACAGCAGTTCCATTGCCGCCCACTTCTGCTTCATCACTGCAGAGGTAGAGGAGCATTGACACTAACGGACTGGCGAACTCCGCCAATTCTTCAACCTTGTCCCTGTAGTTATTACCGAGATCTATCCCAAACGTCTGGCCTTGGCGACATGCCTCCTCTGCAAATCGCTGGACACCATCGACAATGGACCAGTCACCAAGATGGATGATAATCGGCGAAAGGGAGTCCTCACCGTTGAGCAGTAATCGAAGCTCTTTTCTCCCGGTGTTCGCATCACTTTCAAGATGCGCCCAAAATCCATCTAGCGGCCCATACAGGGATCCCGCATTGAGCTGTGGCGTTTCAATGTAGACGCACCACTCTTTGAGACGAAGCATCACCTCACATGGTATCGGGCCAGCGACTGGGGTTGAGGCCAGCGCTGCGAGCACGTCAGGATGAAACTTGTATATCCCCTGCGAGACGCGCCACGCGCCTAGAGCACCTAGACGTGAAACATCCGCTGCAAGTTCTGGCCGAAGGGTCTGAACACCAAGATCTTGGCAAACAATGGCGTGCCACCCACCCAGCGGGAGGAAGCACCATGCTGGCCATGGCGTCAGCCCCTTACCCATCTCGGCGCGCAACTCATCTGCTAGCCTCCATGCGTTAGGATACACTCGCCCGGCGCATACAAGATGCTCTACTGGCGAAAACATTACTGCTCACCCGCTTCGTAGAATTGTTCATCTTGCGTGTTTGCAGCCCATGCCCTGCTGAACTCTCGATCTTTGAATAACGCGGCGAGGCCGCTGATCTGCTTGAGGCGTAAAAGTTCGTCCGCGTCCATGCCTATGTTTTTCACTATCCACTCGTCGCTCATACCAGCAGCAACGAGTTCAGCCACGATGTTAACCATGAGGTCGATCGAGTGAGTACCTCGCGCCCTATTGTGGCGGATGGTGCTTGCCATGCGGTTGCTGATGTCCTTGTCGATGACAACGACAGGCATCATCCCGGCTTCACGTTCTCTGACATCCGCACAAGTGAGCATGACGGTGTACCGGTGGAATCCGTCTACTATCTCGTAAACATCCTCGTCGGGGAGGTGGTAGCAGACGATGGGCATTGTGTACCCATCCTCACGGATGCTCTTCTCAAGAAGCCGCATTTCGGGAGGGGCAACAGCATTGGGGTTATAGACGTTGGCTCGTATCTTTTCGATTGGCACAGGGCGCACGTCGTAGACAGGACTCTTCATTATCTCTTCTCCATCTTCAGTTCCCAACGCACAAACTCGCCACGCCGAGCAGACTCGGACATGATGAACCCGTTGTCCTTCCACAGGGTGTTCGTCTTCCGGTCATTGCTGTGAACGGCAATCGCCCCCCTTTCGCGGAGGGTATCAAGCGCAGCAAGAAGCAAATTGCGTTCTGCATCTGCATCTCCAAATGCGTATATGAATCGGATATGGGCGGCTTTTCCCGTCGAAAGGATGCGCGAAAGAGCAAACCCTACAACCTTTCTGCCTGACATGCCCACATGCCAAAGGTCTCCGGGCCTGCTGGTAATCGCCATGCCAAGCTTCTTATGCACGGTGACGTCTGTCAGCATATGACCGATGGCCCCGAAAAGCGCCTTGTCGCTTGATGCCTTTTCACCCTGTGTGTACGCAGTGATGTCCATGTTACAGACTCCTGTACTTTTCGAGAGCAGCTTGCCGTCGTTCCATCTCCGCCTTGTTCAAGCTAAAGCCCATGTACTTACCGACATGGTCATTTTTCAGGATGCAGACGCATAGACGTTTCCATGTCGGTATCAGCCTAAAGTCCTTACTGTCGACGTCGTCAGCATATTCCATCCGCACGGGCGTCTTCTGTGTCCTGTAGTTCGTTCCGCCTCCAGCGTCGAACGTGATACCTGCACGACGCAAATCCTCTATGGCATCCTCCCCAAGGCAACCGCCTTTCTCACGCCAAAACTTGATGCTTGTTGCCAGCTTCTGCCTGAAACCATCCGCCGTCTCTTGGGGGAGGGTGTCCAAGAGGAACATGGCATATTGCTTCCATGTCATGTGGTCTGGCTTTGAGATCTGCCGCCAGCCCATGGCCTTTGTATCTCCGTAAATGGCAGTGAAATTCACACCATTCACGCGGCTGACCATACGTCCCCACACGTGAGGGTCTAGTGCGCGGTAAAGCCCGAGGCTTGCCTTGGCTGCGTTGTGGAACGGGCTTGCCACACGCATGGCATGGAGGGGCAAGCCTGCGTAGTGCATGAGATTGTACAGATCATTATATGCCCATCCATTTCGAGCGTTGGCCGTCCATATATCTTCGGTGCTCCAGTCATAGATGGGATATGCGTTGTACACGCCATCTGAAACTCGAGTTGTCCATGGTTTTCCACGATACTTATTGATGTTTCGTTCGCTCATGATAGTGCGCCATCTATCAAGGCTTTCTTGGGCACGTATTCCGACGAGAACACACGTGCTTTTTGCACCTGTCGCCTTACGATGCCATAGCGCAAAGCTCTCTTGAAATTCATAGTCGCTCATTTCAGGTGTTATGAAGTCGAATGCCTCCACCCCGACATGGTCCGCGGGGAGAGGTCTCACCCACAAATCTCGCTTTGATTCCTCCCACGGCCTCCAGAATGTTTCAAACATACTCGTACAGGTCGGGCATTTGACAGGCACACAGCACCGGTATCTCCCCACTCCGTGGGGAAGTGATGCAAACGTGTTGTCGACGAAGTCTGTTGTAGCGGTGTACTGCGCCTCATAATCAAGGTGAAAAACATCAACTCTGTCTAGAGCGTTGAGTTCGCTGGCGAGGCCCAGCGTCAGGTTGAGAAGCACTCCAGAATCTTTGCCGCCGCTGAACGCGACGACCACACGGTCGACCTCATCGAACACAAACCGCAGCCTCATTCGGGCTGCATCCCATACACTGACGTTGAGAGTATGCTGTATCACAACGACCTCACTAGCTGCATCGCGCGTTCACGCAATCCCTTGTTCCTGCACTCCTCGATCTGCTGCTGAAATTCTTCGAGCGCATTACCCTTGCGAGCCAAAGCTGATGAAATCCTGTCATCAATGCTCCGCGAGCAGTGCAGCGAAACGTACACAGGCCGCCGCGTCTGGCCTATCCTGTGATTCCTGTCTTCGGCCTGCGCCCGTTCCATATGCTTGAAGCTGTCCGCGTAGAATATGGTATACGCGGCCTCGTTGAGCGTGAGGCCATGCCCTCCGGTGCTCTGTGTCGCAACGAGAAAACGGGCACCAGCCCGCCACCGTGACAGATGGGCGGCGCGGGCAGGATCCGTCTGCTCCCCGTAGTAGAGGCAAACGGAGTCCTCACCGTACTCCTCTGCCAGCTCCTGATGTATCTCGCGCACGGAATGCCGGTATTTTGCCCATATGATGACCTGCTCATCCTCTGGGATCTCACCTATTGTGGAGCGCAATATGCGAGTCCGTGGATGCCCGATGGCCTCTACGGTTCCATCTGGCCTGCGCCAGAATCCACATACGATACTCTGCAGACTGGTGAACAAATGAAATAACCGGATGGGACTCCAGTCATCATAATCAAGAGAGAGGATGGCGAGCTTTGCCTCTTCGTAAAGATCTCGCTGTTCGGCTGTCATGCTGAAATAGCGTGTCTCGTAGAGCTTCTCCGGCAGATCGAGGCACTCGTCCTTGCGAACCTGATATGTGTACGGCGCGATCTTTGCCGCGAGGTACTCGGCATTATGGCTTCTGATGATGCGACCTGTTTTCCGCTTTCTCCCGTCAGGGCCACGGCGCTCCTCGTATTCGAGATGATTGGCAGCGAAGCTCCAGAAAGAGCGGTATCCGAGTATGTTCGGACTCAAGAAGAACATCTGGCTATACAGATCCACAGGCCCCTGCGAAAACGGAGTGCCCGTCATGATGGCCCGATAACGACAGCACGAACTCATGTGCGTGATACGCTGCGACCGCTTTGACCTGTTGCCCTTGATGTATGCGGATTCGTCAACGGCAACAAAACTATTCTTTGTTACACAAGAGTTGTAGGCCAATACAGTTCTATCGCTGGAACTCATGCTCTCGATGCCAACGACATGAACACGCGCTTCGTGACGGACACCCCTATCCATGGTGCGCGAATCCCACAATTCGATGTCTTCGTATTCGAGGTCGGTATGGATCAACAACTGTTCACGCACATTGTCCCGCAACGAACACGGGGTGAACCAGAACAGCTTGTCCCACTTCTCCTGTCGGATACGCGCCAGTTCAATGAGTGTACGGCTTTTGCCTGTGCCCATGTCCATGAACAAGGCCCCCACTCTGGGCGGCAGCAGCTTTGCCACCGCCCGTTCCTGATGGGGCATGAGGGAGCTACGAGTCGAGAAGTGACGCATCGACTGACGTCTCCTCGATCAGGGGAGTGAAATGACCCGGCTTGGGTGGCACGGCCACGGCTTTGCATCGTACATAACGGCCCTTGTCATCGAACTGGCCAACGACCTTGCGGTGGCGATCACTATACCCAGACCGTGTATGCCCGAATGCGCTTGACAGGTAGTCATATTGCGCAGCCGTGAGCCAGTGTACCGATTTACTTTCGCCCACAATTTCCAACTCGACTCGCCACTTTTCGAACCTTGTCCACGTTGCTGCCGCAACCGTATGGATGGTCTTCTCTGTCAAATCACCCACGCGACGCCTCCTCATCCATGAGATCGTCAGCGATGGCGACATTGTCGGGGACGTCCAGCTTCGGTGGGACAAGAGAGATCTCGGGGCGTACAGGCGTCGGCACGTCCTTGATGTCTGTGACCACGGCACCGTGCTCAAGAGCCGCCCTGTGGGCAACCAAGATGTTGCGCACATCATCGGTCATCGAAAAATCGTAACGCTCTGCGAACTCGAGCACAGCTTCGATGGCTCCAGGGGGGACAACAACCTTGCCGTCGTTGTATCTCGAACCGGGCAGGCTTCGGGCAGCGGCATAAAGATTGTCGGCCTTTGGCCACAAGATCGCGAGCCATCCCTTGTATTTCTCACCCGCATGGACTGTCACCCAACGGCGGTGCTCTGGTTTGAAGCAACCGTCGATGGCCATTTGTCTGGCGGTCTCATCGTGGATGGAAACGATGAACCCCGAGCTTACGATGCGATGCGCCACCTCAGCGGCCCTGTCGATAGGGTCTCCAGTCCGCGAATTGAGACGCTTTGACCAATACCCATCAGCCCATTTGTAGCCGAGCATTTTGACGGCGGAGCGAAAGTCGTTGTTTACCTCTGCGAACGTGACACGAACGTCATTGGCGTGCAGCGAGACCTCTGCAACGATTTTGCTCGCAGGCTCACCTTCTGGCATGATGTAGGATTCGCTTACCGCTTCTTCGGCCTCATCTTGCGCATGTGGCAAAAGCAAGGCTTCGGAAATTTGTGCTGAAAGCTCTTCTGCCATCGCCGGGTAGTACGGAGACCTGTGGTCGATCCACCATGACGCACGAGTCTGCGCCCGCAGCACAGAAAGAAAAGCTGCGCAACGCTCCGGCCCTCCGCAGATTTCCTTCAACCCACGCGCCATCTGCGCACAGGTGTGTATATCCATGCGGGACTTCGACAGGATAGCCTCAACCTCTGCCGAATCGCGTGCAAGGCCACGAGCACTGGCGTCAACAATCGCGCACAACACCTCGATGTCAGCCAAGGCTGTGGCGCGTATCTGTTCTGCCCATGCAATCTGCTTAGGGCTGCCTGACAACTCGGGTAGGCCCGCCTCTGAATTGGCAATGGCTGCCTTTGCACCCTGTTCTGCATATGCTGCACGCTGACAGTCGTCACAAATCGCGTGCTGTGATTCGCGATACTTCGCGTGCCTCTCTGCCTCCTTACGGGAGCGTGCAACCACCGTGACCACTGCCCCGCACTCCGCACAATCATAATAAGCTTTTGCCATGAAGAACCTCACCTATCGGGTCGTGAGTTATTGTTGAAGCTAGTTCTATCACGACTGCATAATGCAGTCAACACACGACAACAAAAAAGGCCGGTTCCCCGGCCTGTATTCCTACTCCGCACAGTCGACGCACAACCCCACGCCGGGGATAGCCGCCAGCCGCGCTACGGGTATCGGCTCGCCACACTCGGCACAACAATGGATGCCGCAGACCACATCTGGCGGCGGTCCAGTCCAGTGGCTACGCCCGGCGGCGACGCTGATGGCGGCCTCTCGTTCCCGCGATTCGAGATCTGATGCCTGGTCAAAAATATCGGGCATATCCCTACTCCTATACTTCAATAGTCACACGCCGCTTTTCGCCGTCATGGACGCGCACCAGTTCCGCACGCTGCACCCCGAGGGTGCGCAAGGCCGTCAGCACAGCCTGACGTTGCTGCATCCATGCTCCATACCCGGCAGAGAGATAGGCCACCCCGTCGAAGATTTGCACCTGCACGGAGAACTCCCACGGGTCGCCATAGCATTTGTGCTCCGGCCCGCAGCGGATGGTGCAGCCGGTGATTTCGACTGTCGCGGGCATCACAGGCTCCAGCGGCTGGCCACGGCCAGCACAGCCGTGGCAGCGGCAACCGCGTAGAGTGGCCACCAGCAGTCCATCGCGACCAGCGCAGGGGCCGCAACTATCCACAGCGCGGCGATACCAAGTGCCGCCCATGTCAGCCTGTCCATACGCGCCTCCTCACGCCCGCGTGGTGCTCACGCTCCACGTCGTCCAACTGGTGTAGCCGTCCCGCACGGACTCGACCTCAATACGCAGACTCGTGTTGAGCCTGCCGAGGGCACAATCCGCGGTCTCCGTATCCCATGTCCATGAGGTGCCGGTCAGACCGGTGACGGTCCGGCGCAATACTCCCCCCTCACCATAGACCCGCACGGTGTAGGTGGTGCCCGCTTCCGGGCCGATGTCCGCCGCCCCCTGCTCTACGAGCGTGCCGCCCGTCTGCTGTTTGCGGTCACGATGCGCCCACGAGACTGTCAGCGGGCCGGTGATGACATCCGGGAAGTATGCGCCGTTCAGCCGCACGTTGCCGGGTGGATACGGACGGAAGGCCCGCGCCCGCAGCGTGACCGTGTCCAGCGGGGCAGCAGCCTCAAAAAGCTCGCCTCGCGCCGTGCGCGTGAGTGCCTTGACCTTGACCGTCTCGCCTTCGAGGTATTCGGTGCCGTCGTAACCCGTGTCGTCCAGCCCATCTACGCCACAGAACCACAGCCGTGTGCCGGCGGGATGTCCCTGCGGCACGGTGTCGAGCACCCCGCGAGCGACTGTCACCAGCCCACCGTTGATGAGGGCCTTGACCATCACCAGCTCGTCACCGAGGTAGGCGATGCAGCCGATATGCACGAGGTGCGTGTCCAGCTCGGTGTCGAGCATAAACTCGGTCGTCTGTGGCCCGATGTTTGCCCGCAGCGTGCCCGTGGGCGTCCAGTCGCCTGACCCACGCGAGACATACTCGCTGCCCTCCTGCGCGACGAGGTTGTAGCTCATGGCGTCGGGAGTGGGCTTGGCGGCGAGCAGCGCGACCACCCCCGCCTTCGGGTCGTAGGCGTCCTGTATGGCGGGGATGTCGCCCGTGATGGCCTTGACGAGCACATAGTACGGAATCTCCGTGAGCCTCCGCAGAGCGGCGGCCTGTGGGATGCTGACCGGGTTTTCCCACCCGGTGGGGGTTGCCGAGGTGATGACCGACGCGGCCAGCGCGTACACGTCTTCGATGGCCTCGACAGTCACCTTGCGGTCGGTGGGGGTGCCGTAGTCAATGGTAACGGCCCGCATGTAGATGGCGTCGAGACCGTACTCGGGCCAGTGCAGCTTGAACACATCGCCGGGCAACAGGTCTGTGAGGTGCCGCTTGCCCACGATGGTGGCCTTGGCCAGCACCGCCGACCTCTGGCGCAGGTCGCGTGTGGCCACTTTGGATGCCACACTGCTGCGAGTGATTGCGGGATACTCCACCGTCTCCGCAACGGTCTGTCCCTGCGCCGCACGCGCCGCCGGGTTGCGGATAGTGATACAGCGCTCGACCGGGCCGACGTCGGTCACTTCGCTGAACTTGACCACCAGTTGGTTGACGCGCTCGGCATACCCGAGACGGGCGAAGCTGCGCAGTTCCGATATTTCCGCAGGGCCGAAGACCGGGACCGTCGCCGGGTCGTAGTCGCCGCGCATAAGGCGCAGCATCCACAGCCCGGTGCGGGGGTGGGTGTAGAGCACCGCGTCGATGTGGCGGTTGATGTCGCCGATGAAGTCCTCCATGGGGTCCTGCGAACTCCATGTGGTGGAGAGGCCGAAGTCCTCCGCATACAACTGGTCGGCGACAGCACGGAAAGAGGCGTCGTCGATGGTCTGCGGTGGATAGCCGAGGCCCCATTCAGTGTTCGTAAGGCACTCGTAGATGATGTGCGCCGGGTTGCGGTCAAGGCCAATGGCACACCGCGTGGGGTACCAATCGCAGGAGGTGCGCCGTACCAACATGGACCACGGCTTGATGTACGGGTTCATGCTGGCGAGATACATCTGGCGCATGACTAGCGAGACCACGCCCCGGAACGCCGGAACCAGCGAACCGAGGTTGCGGACGAGGTAGTCGTTCTGCCCCTGCGACGGCCCGCCCATCAGCACGTCGACGGCACCCACGATGCCGCCCTCGCGCTTCTCGCCGCCGAACAGTTCAGGCTGATTGATGTCGATACGCCCGCCGTAGCACGAACCCTTCCACGCCTCGCGCTCGCCCACGCGGATGGCGCGGACCTCATCGAGGCCGTGACACAGGGCCACATGCAGCCCGAGAAAATACTTGTAGCCAATCGTCGTGGACTTCGAGCCACCACCGCCTCCCCCGCCCATCAGGCACCTCCACCCTTACGAACGCGCCACGGGGTGCGTTTCGGCTTGGCGGCCTCTGCTTCCGCTGCGCGGCGTTCACGGGCGCGCTCCAAGGCTTGCAGGGCCATGCCGTCGCCTATTTCCTCCAGCCGCACAGAGGAGACGCCCTCGTGCAAAAACGTAGGCCAGTCGATGCCATAACGGGCACAGAACTCGCGGCACCCCCGGCTGCACATATGCGCGGCGCGGACATCGTCCATTCGCACCATGATGACGTCGTCGCTCATTACTTGCCTCCGCGACTCTTGCCGCTCTTCTCTTTGACGGGTTCCGTGCGCAGGTCTCCGTACCAGACCACGTTGGGCGACTCGTGCCAGACAGTGCCGAACACGACGGGAATAGACCGCCCCTCTTCGGCTGTCGGCACATCGAACTGGTCGAGGGTCGCTGGCTTGGGCGTGTCCGGGCGGGGTGGTTTCCGCTGCAAGAGGTAGGATGCCGCCGACACCACGGTGGAGATGGCGACATAGACAAAGAATGCAGTCCAAGAGAACGGCTCCATGTTCGCCTCACATGATGGGGTCGCCCGCGAAGGGGTTTTTGTACGGTACCCAAGGGAAGCCACCGAAGTTCAAGATATTTCCGAACTTCGCGTTGCAGGTCTCGCGGGTGCAATCGCAACCGGCGTAGACGGTGACAGGCTCGTCGACATTCAGGTCGATGATGGCGTTGTTCAGCGTGAGCACCGCGCCGTTCTGCGCCAGCACCCACCGCTTCGCCCCTCTGGATGTCGTCAGCAACCCGCCCGTGGCCCAGCCCGCCGCCAGCGGCACGGGCAGGGTGAGAGTCACGCCGCTGTAGGAGACCACTCCGGCATAGACCACCTTGTAGCTCTCGCTCTGGACACCGCACGCCGAACTGTACAGCTCATGGCGGCATAGCCGCTGATACATGGCCCGCAGGCCGGGGCGGCGCAGCGAGGTGAAGACAGGCTCGCAGGTGATGGACGCCGTCGAGCCAGCGAACATCACCGAGGTGACACGCCCCTGCCACAACACCACGAAATCACCGTCGCCCTTGTGGTAGCTGAATACGGTGAGACTGATGACGTCGTCTGGCGGCGGCCCCACATACAGCGCTGCGAGCTTGTTATCGCGGGGCACGGTGATGGTGATGTCGGCCTTGCTGATGTCGTGGGCGATGGAGATGCCGGTGCGTTCCATGGGCGTGGCCTTGTAGCTTTCGCCCTGATAGCTCACGTCCGCATCCGAGGACGTGAAACAGTAGCGGTTTACGCCGTACACGAAGCGGAAAAGCTCCACGGGCCGACCGCCGAAAATGGAGAGGTCTGTCAGCCTCCACGTCATTGCGCTATCTCCTTGACGGGAACGGCCAGCCGCGCCACTCCCGCCCTGTCGTGCTGCAACTGGACGGCGTCGGTGTTGAGGCGGTGCAGCGACAGCCACGAGATGCGCCGCACGTCTGCTGGTGTCGTCACCCTGCCGATGAACCCGTCTATGGTGAGCACATCCTCGCCCGGGTTGCCGGTCACGGCTCCAAGCACCTCGAAGAAGAACTGTGCGCCATCTGTCAGCTCGACCATGATATGACGCCGCACCGGGCAGCCGTAGAGCAACCGCGAAAAGGATACGTCGCGCACCCGGATGGACTTCTCGGCTGCGCCCACGGTGGCCATAAGCTCAAGGTCGCCACGCCACGAGGGCATCCAGAACGGCGCGACCCTGCCCGCCCTGCGGTGCAGCCACTTGCGCATGGCCCACACCTCGGCCTGTGTCCGCAGCCGCCAGCGCATCTCATACCCGGCAGTGCTATACGTGCGCGGCGCGTCGATGGTGCAGGTGCCCACGCCGTAGTCGAGCACCGTCATGGGACGTTCGATTTGCCGCTGCACCATGTCTCCCTCCGCAAGCAGCGGGTCGAGCAACACGTCATAGCCCTTGTACTGCACCGGTGCGGGGTCGCCCACGAACTCCACGTTGTCGACGACGAGGAAGCGAGCACCGAACTCCGCCGGGCCGCTCACATGGTCGTCGCGCCGGGCTGCGCCCACGATGCGCGTGGTGCGCACCGGCATGACCAGTATCGGCCCCGGCCCGAAGGCCACCGAGGTGGGCAGCACGAAGTCGAGACGCCCGGAAGAGACACCGGACACCTGCAAGGTCTCGTTGACCTGCGGCGACTGCCACAGCATCACCAGCCCGGCGGGGCGATGGTCGGCGCGGGTGGTATCCACATTCACGCCGGTGGCCCCTACCGCCAGCGGCCCCTGCATCTCAACCTGCTCGGGCCATACCGGCATGGCCCAGCTACGCCCCTGCCAGCCGTACAGGGCCGTTTCGATGGCAGCGCTTTCCATAGGTGTGCGGGCCAGCACCGTGACCTCCCACGACTGACGCGGGGCGTTGCGCAGCCGCGCCCGCTGTTCGCTTCCGTCACGGGCCTCGATGATGTCGGTGAGCCATTCCAGCAGTTCGTTCTGGGGCGACTTGGGCAGCCACACCCACGCCACGATGCGGCGACCCACAACCACCACGGTCAACACAACGGCTGACCCGAAGTCGAGGTCGAGATGCCCCTCGATGATGGGCGGGCCGTCCATCTGGATGGTCAGGTTGAACGTGCGCGACTGGAGAGCACCAAGGGTGAAGCCTGTTTCCTCCACGTCCACGTCGATGCCGTCCATGCCGTCCTTGCCGACAGCTTGGCAGACCTTCGGCACCCGGTAGGCGTTCCAAAGCTCGACCTCGCGGGTGATGGTGCCTGTGAGGTTGCCCACGTCAATCTTGGTGGGGTTGAGGTAGAACTTGTCGTAGAGGTCGTCGGCAAAGCTGTAGGTGCGCACGCCAGCACGTTGAACAGGCAAGGCTGGACGCGCCAGCGGATGGGAGACTGCCCCTGCCCCCATTCCCCCGACCGGTACAGGGCCTCCGCCATCTATACCGGAAAACGCGCTTATAGATGCTGAAATGTCAGCTACGATTGCGGCCTTCAGTCCGCTGATGATGACCCCGGCAAACGTACCCACAGCTACACCCCATCATACGGGATGGCAAAGCCCGCGCAGACCTTGCCCGTCTCTTTGTATGTAAGCGGCAAGATCATCCAGCGTTCGGCACCCATGGTGATGATGTCACCCGGTGAGTAGCCGTCCATCCTGACAATGCGAAGTCCCGTCACCTCTCCGAGCAGTTGGTACGCATAAGGTGATGACGAGAGAATAAGCCCAAGCCTGATGGGGATGAGCGGGACAATGGATGTGTACGCAGATGGTTCTGACGCGAGCAAGTTCACATCCATATTGCCGCTGTTCAGGTAATCGACCTCGCCTGTTCTGTTGTCTATGGACTGCAAACCCGTCAGCCGATACCCCTCACCACCAGCGGTTGTAGGCCCCATCGCCCAGCCGGTCGTGCCTACGCCATCGACCTTTGCAAATGCAGCCATCGGCTGGACAAAGGGGTCTGAGTTGAAAGGAATCAGATTGAAGTCTGACCGTGGGGAGTACATGTCGGTGCATCCCGCACAGAACGCGCCTCCATCAAAAGAGCCATATTTACGCATTGTCCCAAGAATGAGGTGTCGCCACTTCCCGACTTCGTGCTCAATGGATATGCACATCTCCATCGCCACAAGGTCGAGGAAGAACCGATAACTGGGTATTGCGCCGAGACATTTCGCCCCGGCAGCTAACGACTGGCTAGCGTCCGCCGGGAGAGTCGGGGCACCCGGTTGTTTATCCCACGTCCTTGCCCCGTCAAAGCCTGTGGATGGGCACCCAGCAAGCCCGGTGAACTGGCTTCTATATTGCGTGAAACCATCAACAGCTCCAGCCCCCGAAGATGTCGGAACGCTCCCGCTGACGACCGAGGCACGAACAGCAGAGCGAAAGTTCCAGTAGACGCTGCCTCGTTGCACATGCAGCCGTTTGCCTTCCGATGAGGCAGAACCTGAATACGTTCTATAAGATGAGGCGTCATCAGCCCATAAGTTCACCGTAAAGCCATTCGCTAACAGAAACTCACGCAACTTCCCAAGCAAGTCATCCGCGTTGTTAGCCGTGCCGTATTCGTATGGCATCGCCTACTCCATCCTGATGGCTACAAAGTTATCTGGTGCAGCGAGTGAACCGCCATTAAATACAGTGTGGGGCACGCCATCGCTGGTCACGGTGTCTTCGCCAACAAGTCCGAAGCCAGGCAAGGCGAACAGACCTTCAAACTCGCCATAGATGTTTCTCGATGAGCCTTGAGAGCAAAGTAGCATTGGAAGCAACGGGTACGTCCCATCCCTGTTGGGTCGCATCTGTGTCAATGAGCAGGAAAGATATGCGGCTGGCCTTGTTGCATAAGGAAGGATACAAAGGTCTGTATATACTGTAGAGCTTGCCTTGAACAATACAGGATACCATTGCGTACCCAAGAAATAGCCTTGGCTTACAGTAGGCTTACCAGATGATGGATGGCGTGGATAATAAAAAGGACTATGCGCAGCAGAGGAATCAGTCCACACAAGCGCATCGTAGCAACAGCCCCCGATGAAGAGCGGATAGGGCAAATTCTTCGGGGGGCCATAAGGCATAATGAGGCCAAGGTAGGCAATCTGGTACGTCGTGCCTGCCCTTGCTACAACGATAATGCGTCGACCGCTGGCAACGAACCAGTAGTTCATGGGCGAGTTGACAAGCAGCAATCGCGGCTGGTTCGTGCCGCCCATCGCCCCCGGTTGTGCGTCAAAAGTGACATTTGCAAACGCGGTGAAGCCTTGGAGTTTCCAGTTGTAACCGCTTATGGCTGGGGCATCTTCCGTTTTGATGCCCACATAAATCTGGTCTACCCCGGCAAGCCCCGGCCCGCGCAGGATGAGTTCGTGGTCGCCGCTAGCAGGTGCGGTGTGGCGCATGACCGTCCACTGCTGGCCCGCAGCCACAAGTGCGGCGTTGGTGGTGACGAAGGTCTTGAGCTTGGCGATAAGGTCTTTGTAGTCCGTCGCCGTGCCGATTTCATAGGCCATGGTCTACCTCCGGGTCATCTGGCCGATGGCCGCCGAGTTTTTGCGAATGACATTGAGGATGACGCGCTCGCCGCCCGGTGACGACAGCGCCCCGTGAACCACCGATTCGTCGACGACGTTGACAATGCGGACGTCGTCGCGCTTCTCTGCAAGCTTTTCCAGAGCAGAGGCGATGCGCGTGTCTGAAGCGGACGAACCACCCTGCCGCGAAGACAGCGAGGTAAGCGTCTGATTGGGATGGATGGCACCGGTTGCGCCGGGCTGGAAGAGTTCCGGGCCACGCTCGCCCACGAGGTAGGTCTTGCCCGCGAACACGGGGCCGCCCTCGGCACGCGTGCCAGCGATGCCCACGACACGGTCGGCGTAGCTGCCCCACGCCCCGCTTGCTGCACCGCCTGTGCCGCCCGCGCCGCCGCTGAATCCGGCCATGATGCCGCTGAACAGCCCGCCAAAAAGACCGCCACCACTACCGCCACCGCCCATGCCGAACATACCCATGGCTTGCGTCACCATCCCCTTGGCCGCGATGCGGGCGAGGATGTCGAGCACGAGGTTGCCGTAGTCCTCCCAAGCGTTGCCGCTACGACGCAACGTGCCCACGATGCCGTCCTCAATGCCCGAAATGACCTTCGAGGAGGCGTCACCCATGATGGCCGCAGCATTGGTGGAGGCCTCGTAGTATTCGATGGTGACGCGCCTCATGCCGCTGTAGGCATCGGTGGCCGATTGCAGGCGCTTGCGGTCAAGCCATCGCTGTATGTCTGCTTCGGCGACTCCGGCCGCGCGGAAATCTTCAAGCCGCTTGTTCAGCGACCGCATCTGCAGGGCCTCGTCGTTGCGGTAGAGTTGGGCCAGCTCGTCGTAGAAGGCGATGCGTGCCTGCAGGTTTTCCTGCACCACGGCGGCGTGCGCCGCCTCCACCGTCAGTTCGCGTTTGCGGGCCGCCACCGTCTCGTCGATGCCCTTCAAGAGGTCTGCCCGGTACTCGCGTTCGGCAGCCGCCGTGGTGGTGAGCATCGACAACTTCTGCTGGTCGATGGTGCCGTCATCGCGTGTCGCGGCCCGGATGGCCTCTGCCCTGTCTTCAAGGGCTTGCGTCTCAAGCTCTACCGCACGGGTGGACTTGGCCACCTCTTCGGGCGTGAACCCGTTGTGCTGCTTGGCGTACTCCATGACATCGGCAAAGGCCCGCACCTGCGGATTCGTCGCGCCAAGCACCTTGGCGAAGGCATCATATTCCTTCGTCAGCCTGGCTATGCGGCCCTGCCCTTCGGTGCCCGTGTCGCCATAGCGGGCGAGCTTCTCGGTGATGGATTCGGTGGCCGAAGCGATCTTCGACGCACCCTTGGTGTCGGTCGAGGTGCGCGTCGGCCCCGTGATGACGAGACCGGCCGTCGTGGATGCCTTGAACGCCGCATCCATGGCCCTGTCGCGGGCAGAGAGATCGCCGTACTGGCTCTGCCATGACCGCACCGAGTATTCCATTTCGGCGCGGTCGATGTTCTCTTGCATGGCCTTCCAGCCAGCAGAACCTTTGATGTGTGTACGCTGCTTACGGCGCATCATCTCAAGGTTGCGCTGCGCATTGGCCGGATCATGGGTTGAGGAGAGCTTGCCTTCCAGCTCGTCCTTGCCGGAGAAGACGAGATCACCCCATGAAATTGTTCCCTTGTTGATGCCTTCGAGCGCACGGTCCCACCGGTCACCAAGGTTGTAGAGCGTGGACACGCCGGCGGTGATGGCAAAGCCCTTCTTTCCTCCAAGCAGGGCGGCGAGAAGGCCAGCCTCGCGGATAGGTTCGGGCAGCTTGTTCCAGCCCTCGACCACGTTGGAGAGCACGCTGCCGATAGCCGTCCCCACACCACCCAGCACCGTCAATGCGGTCTGCCCGGTATGCGCCACATTGCCCAGCGTGGTCTCGATGGACTGGAGCGTATTCGGGTCGTTCAACTCATGCAGCTTTTCGATGAACTCACGCGTGAGGGTGATGACGCCCCCGCCAAGCACATCATTCAGACGCCGCAGGCTGTCGACGATGTTATCGACGCCCGAACCGGCCCGCAGGTTTTGCGCATCGACCAGTTCTCCCAACAGCTCGCGGTACGACTGCTTGACGCCCGTGAACAGGCCCCGCCCAGCCTGGCCTGACAGAAAGCCAAGGGCATCTTGCATGTTGGACGACAGGCCAGACCATGTGTCGGCGACATCCTTACCCGCGAGTTTGAACGATTCGAGCCGCTTGTTCAGTTCTGCGACCAGTGTGCCCTGCTGCTTCCACGTCTTCACCATCTCGCCCGTGATGCCGAGGGCCACGGCGAGGCGGTCTTGCGTGGGAACGATGGTGCCATCAAGCAGGCTGCGGGCCTCTGCTGAAAGCTGGTTGAGGGGAATGCCAAGCGCACCAAGAGACTGCACCACCGCCAGCGTGAAATCCGCCGTCTGATCCAGCGTCATACCCACGGCGGACGCTGGGCCGATGAGGGCCTGAAAGCCCTCCACCAGCTGGTCGGTGGTGGCCGTCGTCTCAAGACCCATCACCTGAATGCGGCGCATGGACTGTTCGGCCAGTTGCTGGGCGGCGTTGTACTTATCCATGCCCACGAGGGTGCGTCCCTGCGCCGTGGTCAGGGTGTTGACCGCTGCGATGACCGACCCGATGCCGATACGCGATTCTTCCCACTGTGCGTTGAAGTCGAAGCCGCGCCGCCCGAAGTCCACAGCCGCTTCGAGCGCTTTGTAGCCAGACACTGCTGCCGCAAGCTGCATGGCCAGACGCTCGACAGATGCGCCGATGGCCTCTGTACCGGCGCGGGCACGCGGCCCCACGCCTTCGGCACTTGTACCCAGCGCCCCAAGCTCCATGGCGATGCGCCGGATGGAGGTCGATGCCCTGTCATCCGTTTCGATGGTGATGCGCGTTACCGGATTTACCGCCATGTTCACTCCCGCTTCTGTGCTTCCCTGTCTCGACGGAGCGTCTCAGACTCAAGGGCTGCGAGCTTGTGGTAGTCGTGCCACGTAAGCTCGGTTCCGAAGAACTCCGCCATCTGGAACACCGCTGGCCAATCGAGTGCCACCCGGCCGTTGAAACCGATGCGCCACTGGCCGTTCACACTCACCCAGAACCCCCATATGGCCATGTTCGAGGGCATCAGCTCCGGGCCTTGGCCGTATTCGCAGTCGGCGCAATCGGGAGTTTCCGACTGCGCCGACGCGCGGCACGTTTCGCAGTAGGCTAGTCGGTCTGGGTCGGCTGCGAACCGCCAGACCTCAACAAGTTTTTTATCTCTTCCTCGGGGTAGCCGAGGCTGTAGAGCCACGTCTCATTGATGAGCTGCAGCACGTCGCGGTTGGGCAGGTCGTCCCACGGTTCCAGCTCGGGGTGCATCTCACGCACAAGCGCCTCACGCATGGTCACGAACTCGTCGTTGACGATCCGGCTCAGGGCCTCGTCATCGCCGCGTGCGGCCTTGGCTGCGGAAGCGGCCCGCTGCTTCTCCATGCCGAGAAGCGACACGCAATCACTGCGCTTGAGCGAATGCAGCTCGGCCTCTTTGCCTGAAACGGTCAGCATGACCTTGGGCATGGTGTCTCCTAGTAGGTGGCGATGGTGTTGGTGAGCGTGGCCACGACCACCGAACTGGCGGCATGGTCGGCATGGTAGGCAGCCCAGGCGAACTCGCAGCGCATCCCCTTGGGGCCGTCGATGGTGGGACCCGTCAGCTCGAACTGCAGCTCGTTGAACGTGAAGGTGAGGATGTTCGTCCCGGCAGTGAAGGAAAGCTCCAGCGAGGTCTCCGTAGAGTTCATCGCCTTGTCGAGCAGTGCGGCGTCTTTGAGCAGGGCCGTGAGACTGCCGCTCACCGTCATCAGACCTTCGGAGATGTCGCCCCGAGCACCGCCCTCGCCGATGCAGAAGGCGTCACCATCAAGTCCGGCATCGAGGGAGAAGTTGAAGGATGGGCACACGCCGATGGCCTGCCCGCCCTCCTTGAGCGTTGCCTGAAAGTTGCTGAACCGCGCAAACTTCACAGCTTCGGGGGTGCTATCGCATGAGGTCGCTCCCTTGAGCTGCTTCGACCCCATGAGATCGACTGTGGCCAGCAATTCACCGTCGCCCCCCACGTCCATGGAGAACTTCGAGACCTTGCACCCCTTGTTCAGCAGGTAGAACGGCACATCGGTGGGCACGCGGGTTTCGAGGAACAGGCTCGGCTGTTCATCGCCCACCTTGAAGGTGTGGACATACGGCCCGGTGCCGGTGGTCACAGGTGCGCCGAACATCGCCTTGAGCCAATAACCCATGGACAGCGCGTCGACGGGCACCACGGCGGCACCGCCAAGGTCGGTGTAGCCGTCGAACGGCTGTGCCGGGTTGCGGGTGCCGAGCAGCGTGCCGCCCGTGTTCTTCTTGCGGCTGGGCTTCAGGTTGCAGGTGTTGATGGGCATCATCACCCCCACGGGGGTCGCCGTCACACCGTAGCTGTCTTCAAAACCCAGCATGAGCGTGGCCTTGTAGCCTCTGGCCTGCTTCGTCATGTTCATTCTCCTTGTGGTTACTGCCAGCCGTCGGAACCGATGCCGATGACATTCGGCTCACGCACGGTCACCACCATGTCGCGTTCGGCATAGCCGCCCTTTGCCGGATGCGTCGTACCCTCGCCCACCACAGGCGGGCAGGTGGTGCCTGCCAGCACGCGCATGACGGCAGGGGCGAATTGACGTTCCATGGCCACGATGGCCGGTTCGGTGACGATGTTCGCTGTCTTGTCGGGCTTCGCCTGCACATGCACGCCGAAGTAGATGATGATGCCCCAGCGGTGTTCTTCGGCCTCCGGGCCGCGCTCGTCGCCTGCGGGTTGCAGGCACACGTAGGGGGCGTCCTTCTTCTCCGGCTCGTGGGCCACGTCCAGCCCCACGAAGACCTTGAGCGGTGCGCCGAAGGTCGCGCTGCACAGCGTGCCGAGTTCGGCGTCGGTGACGAGGGCCTGCGCCCACGTTTCCATGATGTCGAAGGTGTTCATGCGCTTCTCCCCGAGGCTCGCTGTGCAGCGTTCGACCGGGTGTTACGCATCCACTCCGCACCGCGCTCCACATACCTGGCCACTTTGCTCTGAAAAAGATCCACAAGTTCAGCCTGGCGCGACTCATAGGCCTCGCGCATCAGCGGACGAGCGGGGATCTCGATAGAGAGTGGCAGCTTGCGTTTTGCGACTGCGTAAAGACGACGTGTCTTTCCGGTCACTGGCACGTTTGCGCCGCGCTGCACCATGTAGCCGAGACGCTGGGCAGAGGCCGAAAGCCAGCCCACGTCCACCCGCATCTGCGGCAAGGGGTAGCGGAAATAACCGATAGGACCGTATAGCTGCCCGAAAAACCGCCCGCGTCGACGCGGGCGCGGCCTGCCTTGCAGTTCGTCAAGAACCCCTGTGCGGGTAATGGGCGAAAGCTTGGGCCATGACGTGCCGTCGGGACCGCCGCGCACGATGTCCGCACGGATGCCCTTCTGCATGGCGTAGCCGAGGGCCGAAAGAGCCTTATGGGCTTCCTTCGGCAGCATGTCGGCAAGGTCGCGCAACCACGGCCCGGCATCGGCGGTGACGGATGCCGAAAGCAGCGAGGCTCCACGGTCAGAGAAGAACGGGTCGCGCCGGTAGCCCACGCGCACCTTGCCGTTCTTGTCCACCCTATCCTGCCGGGTGTAGATGAACCCAACCTGCCCCGTAGCCATCAGCGCAACCTCGCCCGCTCTTCGCTCACGCAATGCAACAGCAGCAGTCCGGCCCCGGCCAGACCCAGCGGCTTGCAATAACGCAGCTGCCATACGCCGCCGAGCATGGCGACCTCATCACCACGTTCAGGAAGGGCTGGCAGGTCTCCAGACACCACATACGCCAGGGCGAGACGCCCGCGCTCGCCGGAGTATCCGGCCACCTGCGAGTCGAGCAGGCACACCCCACGGTCGACGACCATGGCCTGCACCGCGTGGGCTGCGCCCGAGACCGAAACGGTGATCGTCTCGGCCCCGAGCGAGCTGCACAGCGAGCGCAGTGTCTTCACGAGCGTCTCGTTCAGGCTCATTACGCTTCCTTGTCGTAAGCGTCGGGGTCGCGCACGAGATCGACGAGCGAACGCACCTTCTCCTCGGTGACTTCGCCCTGACAACGGTTCACCGCATCGAGCACCGCCGGGATGCCATGACGTGCCGCCAGTTCGAGGACGGCGACAAGCAACGCCTTACCCATTCTGCACCTCCTTCGCGCCCTGCTCGGGCACGCCTATCTGCCGCAGGTAATCGGTGAGTTCCGCAAGCCGCAGGGCCATGGACGACAGCGTGGCGAGGATGCGCTCGCGCTGTGCCTCAGAGTCTGTGGCCTCGCGCCCGCTGGCGACATACTCCTCAAGGGCGATGCGGGCTGCGTGATACAGGGCGTAGAAGTTGCGGGCCACGACCTTGCCCTTGGCGTACTGTTCCGCCGTGATGAGGCCCTCGGAGCGGGCATCGGCCATGCTGTGCATGGTGACGTCGTAGGCTGCCCCGGCAGCCACGAGGGTGCGGTAGGTGTTGGTCTCGAACTCGGCAGGCTGGCAGCCGAGGCAGAGCGTCGCCAACAACGCTACCAGTGCAAAGATGGAAAGACGTTTCATGCGCTTCTCCGGTAGAGGATGGGGTGGACAATGCGCTCCCACAGACGGGAGACCCATGACGCCAGAGGCCGAGGCAACCCGAGACCGCGCAGCCGACAACGCACATGCAGGGCGTTGAAGCGATGCTGCGCCGTGCTGCGGTTCATGTCAGCACGTCCCACGACCCGCCGAGCGCCGTGCGCACCTTCGCCGGGTATTCGGGGTTACTCACCCGTCCGTCATTGAACACGGCCCCGACACCGCCGTTGTAGGCGGCGCACAGGGCGGCATAGCCGGTGATCCGCTTGGCTGCGAGCCGCTTGGCTGTCCATGCGAGATGGCGACAACCATATTCGATGCCGAGTTCAGGGTCACAAAGCTGTGTGAGGAATGGGCCTTTGAACCCCCTCTCACGCGCCACCTGCCCCATGACCTGCATCAGGCCAAAGCTGGTGGCGCACAGGCGGCGTTCCGTGGCCTTGGTGCATGGGATGACCGTGAAGGGTTCGGCGATGCGCACATAGCGGTCATAAAAGCCTTCTTCGTATCGCACAGCCCATGTGTCACCGCCGGACTCGACTTCTATGATGCCAGCCACCAGTACGGGGGGCAGGTCATAACGCATCGCGCACCGTTCGATGAGAGCGCTATGGGGGCTTTCGATCACAAGAGTACGCATAACCACCTCACTTCGATGTGCAGAGGTTGTCGCGGTAGGCCCGAAGCCTTTCACGTATCTTCTCGGGGACGGGCACGCCGAAGTACGAGAGGTGCTCCAGGCATGAAAGCCCCTCGTTGACGCAAAGGTAGGCCACGAACACGTCGCGCAGCGGGATGGTCATGCCAGTGGACTGGCTTGTGGCGGCCTGCACGGCAGCCATGACCACGATGGAGAGGAAGTAGAACACGAACTTGAGTCCACCGCCCCTCATCTTCGACGAGCTGACACGACCAGCTCTCCATGCCCGGCAGAACCCGAGCGCGAAGTCGATGAGCAGCAGCAGGAACAGCAGCGAGATCATCATTCCCACACCGCCGAGGAGCGTGCCGACAAACGCCGCGCATGTGCCGATGCTTGCTTTCACGGGGAACTCCTCGCAGAGCGTTCTTGCGTAGCTGCCTATCTGGTCGAGAGTGTGCATCGTGCCTCCGCTGGACATGCCCTCGGGCCGGGGCTGTTAGACGGGCGGGAGACTAACCCCCGCCCGCTTTGTTCACTGGTCGCCGCCCTGCCCGCCCTGGTCGCTGACATCTTCGGGGGCATCCTCGGAGGCTTCGGGCACGGGGGGCTTGCAGGCCGCGCCATCTGCCACGAGCTGCTTCGCCAGTTTCACTTCCAGTTCCAGTTCAACGCCCGGGAAGTGCAGCGTCCCACGGTGTTTCACCGACTGCAGCAGCAGAACGGTCATGGTCTTGGCGGCCATGGCTAGGCATCCACCACGGTGGCGATGACGATGCCGTTGGGGATCTTGGGCCAGGGCATCGGACGCGATTCGGCGAGCAGGAAGAGACCGCTCGGGTCGTCCTCCATCTTCGACTTCGAGAAGATATCCACGGGGCCGCTGCATTCGAGGTCAGCGGGCAGGCCGAAGTCCAGCGAGGTGGGCAGTTCGGTGCTGGTGAACAGCACCTTGTTGGGCGCAAGCAGCTTCTGCGACACCCCGGCACCGTCGGTGTAGGTCGTACCGCAATGGTAGATGTCGATGCCGTTGACGCGGCCCTTGTACATGCGCTGCACGTTGGGGCCGAGCTGGCCGAGTTCGATGCGCTTGTTATCCAGCTCTTCCTTGATGGCCGGGTTCTTGCGGAACGCCGTCCATGCCTTGTCACCCATGACGCACACGTTGGCCGGGAATCCGCTCTCCTGCACCAGCGCGTTCCACTCCTCGAAGTCGCCGGAGGGGTCGCTCGCGGACTCGGTCCACCTGTCGGTGCCGGTCAGGGTGACCTTGTTCGACGCGGGAATGAGAAAGTCGATCTGCCGCTGGATGTTGTCCTGGCTGATGACGATACCGCCCTGCATGGCCTGCGACGCCATCCACTCAAGGCTCTTGGCGATGCGGTCCTTGAGGTCGTCGAGTTCGCGCGTGACGGCTTCGAGGATGCGGTCGCGCGGTGCGCCGGGGTTGTAGGGGTCGCGCCCCAGCTGCGGGGCCTTGAGCAGGTCGGCGGCGCGGAACTGCTTCTTGGGCCGCATACGCGTTGTCTTGATGGCCTGCACTTCGCGCTTGGTGTTCTCCACGAGAGTGCCGCCCTCGTAGTCGGTCACGAAGGGGGCCAGTTCCTTGCCGTACATCTCAAGTTCGACGGCGGCGGTGTCGGTGAGCAACGTGTTGCGACGCGACTCCGGGAAGAACAACGAGAGGAACAGCGAGTTGAACCACGGCCGCACCGTGATGATGCCCGTAAGCGTCCGCGCCTCGAAGTGGTCGGTCAGTACGATCTTGCCCATGGTGCGCTCCTTACTTCACGAACAGCCCGGCATCGGCGAGGCTGTCGATGGCCGTGTTCTTCTGGGTGGTGGTGATGCCCGAGGCCCACGTCAGACCAGCCGCGCGGAACTCACCGTGGGAATAGGCCACGGTCTTGGCCTCGCCGCTGGCGGGGATGGTCACATCCTCCACGAGGATGCGACGTGCGCTTTCGCTGCCGTCGGTGGCTGCGGGCGCGTGGGCCGCATACTTGCGGCTGGCGGTGATGCGCCCGAGCACCGTACCGGCCAGCAACGTGACCTCGGCTGCCGTGGCGTTGACCAGCGTGATCGGCTCCTGCACGACAGGATGCCCGCCCACGAACGCGGGAATGGTGTAGCTTTTTCTTGCGTCAGCCATGACTTACCCCTTGGCGATGGCCTTGGACTGTTCGATGAGCGCAGCGTAGCGGTCGCCTTTCGCTTCGGTCTTCTGCTGCGTGGACAGGGGCGTGGCCCCGGCCTGCATCAACCCTTCGAGAATGGCCTTCTGCGACGGGCTATCCTGCGCAGCCGTGGTCGTGGTCGCTTCGTCGCCCTTCGAGGCGGCCGCGACTTGCAGCACATTCATCGAAGCCAGCGATGCGATCTGCTCGGTGCTGAGGTTCAACGCGGCCAGTTCGCCCACTTTGGCGGCGGCTTCAGGCCCGCACACGAGGGTGACGATGGCGGACACGCTTTGTGCGGCCTGCGCCGTTTCCTTCGAGGCTGCAGTGCGGGCGTTCTCTTCACCCTCTTTGCGAATCGCTGCCGCGGCCTCCGGGTATTTGGCGGCCAGTTCCTTTGCGTCCATATGGACCTCCTGACTGAGTGCTGCCACGGCTCCGGCGAGGTCGGGCACGATGGCTGTTACGAGACCGAGTGCAAGGGCCTCGGTAGCCCTGAATACCTGCCCGTCGGCCCATGCTGCCGGGTTGGCCCGGTCAAGGCCCATGGGCGCAGACACGCCGTCGAGAAACTGCGTGTAGGCGGTGTCGATGAGATGCTGGAAATACGCCTTGTCGTTGTCCGACAGCGGGGCTTCGGGAGCACCTGCGGCCTTGCGCGAACCGGCGGTGATGTAGGTGGCGCGAATGCCGTTGGTCTCAAGGTACTGCGACCAGTCATAGTGCATCCAAAGCACGCCGACGCTGCCCACGAGGGCCGCAGCCGGAGCGAACACCCTGCCCGTGGAACCGCCTATCCAGTAAGCGGCACTGCACATGGTGCCGTCGGCGTAGCTGGCGATGGGCTTGCCCCCGTCCGCAACGCGGGCCGCTATCCAGTCTGCAAGCTCGCGTGTGCCGTCCACCGTGCCGCCGGGGCTGTCGATGGCCAGCAGAACGGCCCGCACTGCGGGGTCGTCCAGTGCCTGCTGCACCGTGGTGCGCACGCCCTCCATGCCCGTCGTCCACCACGAACCACGCTTGGTCAGCGTGCCGCGCATGTTGACCACAGCCACATCGCCGTGCAGTTCATAGGGCCTGTCGTCGCGGTCACGAAGCAGGTCGGCAAACGACATCGCGGCACCCTCTGCGCCGGAGGCGAAGCGGGCCACATGCTCGCGCAGGGCTTCGGGCATGATGGCCAGAGGCCCCGCCAACAGCTGCATGGGTGCAGCCGCGTCGTCAGCTGGCTTTCTGGTCTGAGGCTGTGGCATCTTGGGCATCGTCTCTTTCCTCTGTCTTCTTTCCGGTGGTGAGCGCGGGCGTGACGCCCTCGCGCTGCATGAATCTGGCTTCGCGTGCGGACTGGCGGATGCTGTCGCGCCAGTCGCGCCCCTGTTCGGCGTGCGTCTCGGCCTGTGTCCGCAGTAGCCCGCCAATGGCGGCAAGGTTCGACTCGACCTCTTTCACCGGGTCGATGTAGCCACGAGCCGGACCCATCCACGAAGCCGCCGTCCACAGATGCTGGGCCTCGTAGAAGTCACGCGCACCGGGGGGAATGGGCAGCAGGTTGCGAAGCCATGCCTCTTCCCACACCATGGCCCACAGCGGCTGGCAGTAATGACGGGTGAGAAAGTCGCGGTAGTAGAGGATGGTGCGCCACGCCTCCAGCAGGGCGGCGCGGGCCGACGAGTAGTTGGTCTTGCTGAAGTCCTTGGTGAGCACTTCGTAGGGCATACCCGTTGAGGCCGACATGGCCCGCAGCACCAATTCGAGAAAGGCGTTGAAGTTGCCGCCAGGCCGGTTGCTTTGCAGCACATGCGGGCGGTCGCCCATCTGCCCGAACATGACGCCGCCCGGCTCCACGCCGTAGTCGGGCTTGAAGCCCTGCGGCGCGGCGTTGGGTTCGATGTTGCCAGCGCCCCCTCCCGCCAGACCGCCAAGGCGCAGGTTGTTGACCGCAGGCGTGCCGCCCATGGTGCGCTCGATGAACAGCGGGAAGGCCGCCGTGACGATCTGCGCCACAAGCTCGTAGTCCAGCGCGTCGTCGAGCTGGCGGAAGAGCTTCATGCCGGGTTCGAGAAGTGACCGTCCCCGCACCTGCTCATCGAAGAGCGGGCGGAAGCAGTGGAACACCGCCTGACGGTGGGCCACGCGGGCCGGTTGCCTGACGAAGCGTTCGTGCAGTCCGGGCATGTACGGGGACGGGTCGGAGATATGGTAGAAGCAGGGCCGCCCGCGTTCGTCGAGTTCGACGCCGTCGCGGATGTCACCCCCCGTCATTCCGGGCGGCGTTCCGAGGCGGTGCGGGTGGATGTTCTGTATCTGCAGGGCCAGCAGGCTTGTGGCGTCCTTCTCCATGATGGCGAGGTGCAGCAGTTCGCCATGCACCAGTACAGAGCGCAGCCCGAGCAGCTGCATGTCCTCGAAGTGGAGGCGGGCCGACCAGTCGCATTCACGGCACCACCGCGCCCAGACCCACTCCATGGATTCTTCGATGGCGGTGGCCTCGTCCTCTGTGATGCCGAGCAGCGCATAGGGAAGTGCCGCCTGCGGTTGCAGGCCGCAACCCACAGCCGAGACGGTGATGGAGTCGACAACCGAAGACGCGGCCCAATCGTTGGCCACGAGGTCTTCTGCGCGGGTCTGCGCCAGCCTGCGCTCCATGTCCTCGCGGATGTCGGAGGCACGCATGGGGCCGTAGCCGGACAACACACCACGATGGCTACCAGCCTGGCGCGATACCAGGGGCTGACGCGCCGCGCGTGACCGTATGGACTGACCCGGGAAGCGCATCAGCGCACGCTCCCGAAGTTGACCACATGTATGGCATGGCCACCGCGCAGCCGTTCAAGTTCGCCCTCGTAATACTGAAGCTGCTTCCGCACCTCCGGCAGTTGCGAACGGCGCAGGGTGATGCCCTCGAACGTCGTCTGCTCGGCGGTGGCGAGGTCTTCAAGGGCCGACTTGTAAAGCCCGATATGGCGGAGGAGTTCCTCCTCGGTCCAGATGCTCATGCGCCACGGTTACGACGCGGCGCGGCTTCATGTCGTGGAGGATTTGGAAAATTTGGAGGATTTGGAGAATTTGGACAAAAAATTCTGTAACGCTTTGGTGCCGCCTGCAGCCTGCGCGTTCTCAGGCAAAAACGGTATTTTTACCGTGCGTAAATTGCCTCAACACGAAGGCAAACGGGATTGCGGAGAATCACGGTTGTCTGATAACGGCGGGCCGAAAAGGAGGCAGACATGTTCGGCATGAGCTTTGTAGATTTAGTGCTTCTACTTATCCCCATCACGGGGGCCATTCTGGGCGCTACATGGGCCGGGAGGCTCGGTCGCAATAGATTTGGATGGGGTGTGTTCGGATTGTTCATTCCCATCTCCGTTGTCATTCTGCTTTTTCTTCGCCCGGCTGGAGAAGTTGCCGGTCGCTGGAAGCGTTGCCCGGCTTGTATGGAGCTTATCAACTGGAACGCCAATCGTTGTAAGTACTGCCAGACAAGTTTCTAGGCCTCGACACACGCCGTGCTGAGATAGGCGCGAAGAGAATCGACACGCACCTTGATGCCTGCACGAGGGCCTGTCCGCAACGCGGGAATCTGGCCCATGTTCACCAAGTTATAGAACGTGCTCTTGCTGACGCCGAGCACGGCGCAGCACTGTTCCCAATTGAGCAGCTGCGTGCCGGGCAGCTTGTCGATGTCTGGAGTCTGCATGGCTATCTCCTTGCCCGCCCCCACCAGCCGGGGCGCTTCGTGTTGTCGTTACCCTGCGAATAGGGGCGCGGTTGCTGCTCCTCTTCAGGTTTGGGGATGAAACGGATCTGCAACATGTCCGCAAGGGCCAGCAGGTTGTAGCTCACGTCCCACGCGTGGTTCGGCCTGTTTTTGGGGCACTGCCACATGCCGTGGGTGTCGCGGTATTCGGCCACCATCTGCTTGGCCCAGTCTTCGGTCAGTTCACCGTTGTACAGCCACGCGCCGGGGTCCGTGGGTGCAACCTGTAACAGGCCGTGCAGTCGGTTCTTGAAGTGCGTTGAATGAACATGCAGACGCTGCAGCCCGCCAGGGATGGCGCGACTCGACCCCGGATAGGTGTCCACCGTGCGGAAGGTGTGCGGCGTGGCCATCCGCTGTTCACCCTTCGCGGGAATGAACAGCGGATGCAGCCGGCACCAGTCATAGACCTCACTGGTACGGTGGCCCATCGCGTCAATCACTCCGGCCTGAACCGGGTAGACCAGCCCCTGTGCATCTTCATAGACCGTATTGAACAGCACATCTTCAAGGTTCGAGAAGTCGTCGGGTGAGGCCGACGGCACGAAGCCGTTGCGGATGCTCCACGACGTGGCCGAAAGCCCCCACCCGAAGGCACGAATCTCGTACCAGAATCCGTTATCCTGCGTATCCACGGCAGCCAGCAGACACGCGACCTGCCCGCCACCGGGCACAAGACCTGCGGGCCTGTCGTCGCGCAACCGCATGACCGCCCCTGCATCGCCCTCTTCCGTGCCGTCCACCCACGGTTCGGCGAGGTAGCCGTTCATGAAGTCCTTTAGCGTTTGCAGGTCACCCAGCTTGCGGTCGCGGTCGGCCTGGATGAACTTGGCCGCCGTCTCGGAGAGCGACACGTCGCGCGAGATGAGCGTGGAGTATTGGAACGCCACATGGCGCGGGCGGCGTTCGAGCATCCAGCTCATGGCCTCTATGCCTGTCTCCGGGTCGCGCCACTCACCACGCTCGACGGCAACGTCACGGTCGTGGTCGTTCCACAGCGCACCGCAGCCCCGGCAGCGATAACGGGCCAGCATCTGGTCATTGACCTTGGCATAGTCGCGCTCGCCCTCGGGCCACACCACGCCCACCTCGCCGTCGTCGTGCGTGAAGCGCATCTCCTGATAGACGCCGCACTTCGGACAACGCACGAAGTAGTGGAAGATGACCCGCGCCTCAGCCAGGCACAGCATGATCTCCCCACGCGGCGTGGATGGCGACGACAGCAACATGCACTTGTGCGTGTGCTTGAAGGTGCGCACGCGCTTCATCGCCAGCGACACCGGCCCGGCCTCGCGCTTGCCGTCATGATCGTACTTGTCCACCTCATCGAGCAGGAGGTGCTTCACCGGCTTGTTGGCGAGGCGCGACACGCTGCCCGCCCAGCCGAAGTGGAGGGTCATGTGCCGCAGGTTGATGCTCTTGCTCGTCTCGTCGTCGGCAAGCCCGGTGATGTACTGCTCAAGCGGTGGCGACGCCTTGAGAAGGGGGATAACCCTATCCTTGGCCATTTCGCGGGCGGTATCCTGTTGGTCGAGCACCATCAGCACCGGGCCGGGGTCACGGTCGATGGCCCACGCAAGACAGCCCAATTCAAGGGCCGTCTTGCCCGTCTGTGGCGGCCCGCAGATGCCGATGACGCGGATGAACGGCAGCGAGTAGGCATCCATGATGGTGCAGGTGTACGGGAAGACTTCACGACGCCAGCGCCCAGGGCGCTGGCCACCGATAATGCGGAAGTGACGCTCGCACCACTCCGTGACGCTGATGCGCTTCGGACGTCGGAAGGCGCGACGCACAGCGGCTGGCCAGCGGAAGACGAAACGCTGCGGACAGTCGTCGTCATCATGCGGACGCCTGATTTTCACCACGGGAAGGGTCTCTCGTGTGGGGGGCACCAGTTGCAGTTGCTGTTCATGCGTCATGGCCACCGTCCCCGGGGAGCACTTGAATCCTACCTGCTGTTGCAGCTTCCGTTTCGTCGTCGAGGACCTCGACCTCATACGCGCGATCTACGGCGAATCCATTCAGAAACACACGGCTACGCTCACGCAACAAATCTATGAGCGCGGCCTCGTGCTTCGGGTTACCGTCGACCAGGCTGATAATTTTGAGGGCCTCCGAGTGAATCCAGTTGAGTATTTCGGACTCCAGAACCGCCACCCCGGCAGCCATCATCCGCTCCATCTCACCGCGCGATACCAACTCTCCGCGTTTTTTACGGAGTTCAAGTTCTTCGAGATCTCCCCGTATGCACTCACGCCTTAATCTTTGCTCAAGTAGCGTTATGCCTACGTCCTTCGCCGCTGCTCCCCCCTCCCCCCCCTGTGGGACCAGCCCGACAGTCCCCCGAGGAGACCAGCCCGCAGCGGTGGCAAACTTAACAATATCGTCAGCATGATAGAGGCCGTCGCGCCGGGGGCGGCAATCCTTCCGGGTGCCAACATAGTTGTAAAACGTGCGGCGAGAGATGGCCCACTTGTGCTGGGCGAAGTCGGTCCATGCAGCCCCAGGGGTCTCCCACGTCTGCCCGCCCTTCGCGGTGACAGATCCAGCCCGCAGCGCCGTCGTGCCTGTCGTCTCCATCATGGTGTTACGCCGCTCCATCCCGGTGGCACGCACCGTGCTGATTGGCTAAGTGTGCAATGTGCAACAGTTTTGAAATTTGAGTGCGCTCGCAGCGCAGGTGTTCCACGACCCCTGCAGGGGGACCGGGGGGGAAGGACCCGTGCGACGCCCCGGTCCCCTTGTGCCCCAAGGGTTTTGCGACTTCGCACAACAAATCAGGGGCATAAGCCTTGTCGGTGGATGGATGGGCACGCCTTTCGAGGCGCACCCTGTGCATCACGCCCAGCTGCACGAGAGAGGTCAGCGGTCTTGCACAGGGAAGTGAAGGCTGCGCCATGCGGCTCGGCCCTCGCCACGAATGCGCCGGGCAACGCTCAAGGATGAACAAGGATCTACACATGGGCGCACCTCCTCAATCCGCCTTGCTCGTCGTGCTCCATCACGGGGATTTCCGAGCGATGGCGTTCGAGGTAGACGTCCCCGGCCTCAGACCAGAAGAGGTCATGGAACTCCATGATTCGATCCCAGTTGTCCCGTGCCCATCCCTGGGAGAAGCCGAAGCCGCATCCGGCGGGCCAGATCCGGTAAACGTGGAGCGGATACATACGCAGCATCTTGGTCATTCTGTCCGCTCCAGCCTCCGGGGCCTCGCAGCGGGGAGCGATACCGAGCTTCGCACTGTAGCCCGAGGGCATATACTCGACTTTGCCTCTTCGCTTAGCCATCTCCACCACCGCAGACCGACCGGGAGACACCAGCGTAGCATCGACAGCCTCGCGCTCAGGGCCTGATGCCTGAGCGTATTTCGCTGCGAGCCTTTCGAGCTGTTTGTTCTTCTGCATGTCTATCTCCCGGTCGGTGGTGGGCTAGGTTTGGTCTGTGTCTAACACACTGTTTTTTCTATCTGGTCTCTGGGTCTGGTGGTCTAGGGGTAAAAAGAGTTTGGGCTACGCACGCATACACCCACGCGCACCCCCACACGCGCATATATTGCGCAGACCACGGACCATGTCAGCTTTTTGCCAGCAACGCACCGCAATTGCTTGCCTTTCGCGGTCTGTGAATCCACGGACCAACACGGACCGCCTTTGCCACGACCGGCTGCAATCGCTTGGATTGTCAGGGTGTAGCCTCTATGGCGGTGGTCTGCGCTTTGCGCACCATGAACCAGAGCACGGGCCGATACGTTGGCGCCGTAGGACGGGTGGGGTGCGGGGAGAGCGCGCGAAAAACAGCAACACATGGGCGTCACACGGTCTCAGTGACGGCTTTGATGACGATGTTCTCGACGAGGTAGGGCCGCGCCCCGTTCGCCGACCGTGGCCGCGTTACACGCACGGCGGCGTCTTCACGCACCTTGCGTGCCGCCGTCTCAAGCTCACGCATGAAGTTCTCACGATTCAGCTGCTTGAAGCCGTTCTCGCTCGCGTAGCGCTTGAACTGCGCATAAAGGTCTTTGATGTCGGTGCGGGTGTTCTCGGTGATGCAGCACCAGTCCTGTACGAACCCCAGAACGGGGTTGTTGAATCTGCGATAGTCCATGAGGATGTCGCGGGTTTCGTCGCACATGGTGAACCGGCCTTGCGCCAGCAACCGATGCAGCCCGACAAGTGACCACTCGAAGATGCCATCCAGCTCGGCCATGAGCTTGCTTTCAAGGTCGGGATCCATGGCCGGGTCGTTCTCAAGGAACTGCCGTTTGAACTGGATGGGCAGGATGCGCCGGAAGTAGCCGTCGCTGTTGTCCATGACGCGGGGCAGCTTGTTGGCCGCGTAGACGAGCTTGACGCACGGGGTGAACTCGAACGAGTCCTTGTGCTTGAACGACGCCTGTATGGGGTCACCCGTGACGATGGCCTTGAAATACTCGCTCTCAAGGGCTGCCGTGGTGACTTCCGTACCCACGTTCAGCAGCTTGCCGAACAGCGCACTGCGCTGGAACTGGTCTTCGAGGCCCGTCATGCTCACAGCCGAGCAGTTGGCCTCGCCCACCATGGCCCGCAGCACCTTGATGACCTTCGACTTGCCGTCCGACCCCGGCCCCAGAAGCAGCAGGCACTTGTCGAACTTCGTTTGCCGGGTGAGGCAATAGCCCATGAACTCCTGCAGCTGGGCGATGGGGCCTTCCGTCTGGATGGTCTCCCCAAGGAAGGTCAGCCACCGTTCCGGCTTGGGCGTCGCCTCGCTGTCGTACCTGACAGGCAGCATGATGGTGGCGAGGTAGTCACGGTCGTGCGGTTCAAGCTCCAGCGTGGACACGTTGAGCATCCC